CGTACACTTTTCAAAAGAATTTTCCGCTTGACCAAAATTCAGTAAATGTCTTCATCATCAGAAAGGTCGTTTGTATCAGCAACCAATTGGTAATGCATCCGGTAAAAACCGGGATATCTGCGAGATCGCAGAAGATATTCAATAATGTTTAAAACAGTCTTGAATGTGATACCATATGAATGCCTATGGAGGTAGTGGGCATCGATGATATATTTGGGAACAGAGGGATAAGAGAAGTAGTATTTATAAAGGTCCCAGGGTTCACCAGGGGGATTTTCACCCCCTTCGTTTTCTGTATGACTCATTTTAAACCCTGCCCCCTTTTCTTAGGGCTTATGGGTTTTGAGTTAACAGGTTGAGACTGTGGAATTTTTCCACCAGTTTTATGACCATAGGTTTTCTTAACAACACCTTTGCCATAATAACCAGTTTCGTTTTTCTGTCGTCTCTTTTTTCGAGATTCAGCCTCAGAGTCCAGAAGAGCAGTTCCAAGACCGGTCGCAGCTATGGCTGCAGCTTTTCCAACAGGATGGGGAATCATTGCGAGAAAAGGAGCAGCAGCCGTGGCGATCTTGCCAAGCATACCTTTCCACCACTCTCCAGAAGGATTGTCAGTGAAATAACAGGCAGCTGGAATTAAGGCATTAACTCGAGAATAAATTTCGAAGAAATTTGGGTCATAAATCGCACTTTGTTTTGCAGCACGTAAAAATATGACATTATCTTCGTCAGGAATGATCTGACAAATCCAACGAACTCGAACCGTTAAGGTTGTTTCGGGCGATAAGCCAGTGAGCATGATAACAGGGGTGTCCATGTCAAACCAGTTGAATCCTTTACTTATGTATCCAATATTACTGCCTCCAACGGCCTTAATTGTTGGAACAGGAGTGAAGACTGGTATGTTCGGGGTAACACCCTCCTGAAAATCATCGGTTGCAAGAAGTGGAGCAGTAGGATAAGATGTTGGTGTGTTTTGTTCAAACTGCATCCTGGCGTTAATATAACAACCGTTTTTTGCCATTCCTTGAAAAGGATTAAATTTAACCATTTCGGTTGGATTTTTGGGTGGTGTGGCGACCATTCTAACTGGAAGTAGAGAAAATAGGCCTCCAGTGGTATTTGCAAGCCCAGCGGTCCATGTTGTGTCGCGTGAATTTTGGGGTACATTAACCGCGAGAACTTGACCACCAATAGAAAGAGCTGGAGTTGTGTTAATAACCTCAATACCAAGCCCACACACTTTAAGCTTGCTAGTCAAAAATTTTGGATCCATACCAATAAACTGAGTTTTTTCGGCCACTCCACCAACCCCTGTGGGTGTGAAGTCTGCACCGTCATCAGCATATGAGATGAGGACATTTGAGACTTTTGTTGCACCACCACCGTTATTCACCTCAATCGCACTGCCAATCATGTTACCAGAAAAAAGGGTAAGTTCATTTCCAAAAGGATATGCACAAATCCTGACAGACCATTTATCTGATACGATAGGAATTGGAGATGAAGATTTGCTAATAGAAACCTCAGCAATATCATCAAAGGTGAACACTTTACCAACGTGTTTATCAGGAATACCTGAAAAATCTGTGATGGTTGTATCGTGCCACGCGTCTAGTGCAACCTTTAAGGCAGCAACTGATTGAGGGGACATCACTTTGTTAGCGATGAGTTTTTGTAAAATTGAACCATTGTTTCGTTCCATTGTTATCACAATTAAAACCTCCGAAGCCTCCTTGGCTTGAAGAGTGCCTTCTTCTTCATGATCAAAAAAAGACAACAAATCGTGTTGAAAAAAATCACTAATGGGGCTCAAACTCTCAAAACCTGAATAAAAAGAGTGAACACTCTCTTCATCAAGAACATAGGCAATTTCACGGATTGATTTGATCGTTGGATCTAGAGATGAGACGACTTCAGGTAATCGACAATATGTTTTAAAGAAGTGTAAAAAGTCATCAAAATAATCCGATCCATACGACATCATAGTGAGTGTCATAATTTTTGAGAGATAGCCTGGCAATTCAAGCTTTTTCAAATCGTAACAACAGGAATGGGCTAACCTATTTATATCATAACAGGGAATAAAAATTCCTTTTTTAATTTTGAAGGTTGCTCCAAGGAAAGACAATGGTTTTTGTGTTTGATCATCTAGAAAATCACGTTCATCACCAAAATGGGATGTGTTAATAAAAAGAAATTTTAGTTCTAGATTAAACATTTTTAATTTTTTTGATAGCCACTCGCGGTTTACAAAGAGACTATATTCCTCCATAACACCACCGATAATATCATCACCGTAAATGCAAGCAAGTTGCTCAGCGAGGGAAGTAAGGGTAGGGTATGAACCATTCTTTTCAAAATAAGCTGCGCAGAGAATAGTTGTAAATAAAATTATATGCATGCGAATATTGTCAAGAGTGGTGGAGCCAGAGCCAGAGGGATTGCCGAGTTTTTTATTCAGGACTTCTCCGTTGGGTAGTCTAATAAGCATTGAAACGAGATTGTCAACAACCCATTCAAAATCTTGGGCGTAGTCGAAATAAATATCGTTTGCTTTCATAAGGTCTCTTTGTATAT